AACTAGCGTTGTTTACGCCTCCTCGTCTTGTACCTGCTGGAGCAAACCAAGGAAATGCTACTTGATCATTTAATGCCATAGTGCGTAACACCATATGTGAAGGTGGTACTACAACATTCTTACCTGAGTTGTCGCTTGTAAATCCTGAAGGATAATACATACCTAAATATTCATCTCTTGTAACTGCGCCGACATCATTATCTTCAGTTGCAACACTTACATTTGTAGCCCAATTGCTTAAACTGGTTGCATCAGAAGCAAGTCTAAAAGGACTGTCTCCAATTACAAATGCTGTGATACCTCTATCAAAGTTTAATGATACCATTTCACCTATAGTTTCTGCATAACCTGGGCATGCAATTAAGTTAAAAATTCTTGTTTCATCATCTCTAATATCTTGGTTACTTACAATTAATGACTGTAATGCTTGCACAACAACTTTTCTTTGTGCTTTTCTTCCAAAAGAACCAGAACCGTCTGTGTTATTAGCAGACTCTGTTACCCATCTATGTGTGTAATAACCTGACATAGATTCGTTATTAAATCTGGTATTATCATTTGTGGTAGTTATATGATTACGTACAAATTTCTTAACATTAAATCCGCTTCTACGTGTATTCCATAATAACATACCTTTTGGATAAAGTGCTGGATCTGGAGCATCTGGATCTAAATAGTTACTTGTAATAAGTGCATCTATATCACCTGCTTCTCCACTGTTTGCACCTGTTGTGTTATAACGTGCATCTGCAAAAAGTATACCATTTTCAGTAGTTTGGTCTGTATTATCAATTAAAACCCATTTTGCTGTAGTTGCATTGTATACGTACACAAGAGGATAATTTTCTAAATCTGCTGTACTAATCCAAATGTCACCTGTAACTAAATTACCTTTATCTGAACGACTTCCGTTTACAGGCTCACTAGCACTTACTATAGGACCTTTTGGATCTGCTAAAGGATACGCTGTAGAATCTAAGTAACCTACCCATGTAGTTCCGTTATGCCACATCATATCTACTTCGTCTACTACGCTACTGTACCATAATGCACCGTTTGCCGCTAATGCTGTTGGAGCAGTTGCAGAAGCAGTATAAACTAATGGTTGCCATAATGTAGCAATAAGTTTTTCAGGATTACTATCTGTTTCGCCTGGTGTCCAATATAAATTTGCTGTACCAACTTTTGTTGTCATGTTATAAGCAACAAAACCCATTAGTGTTAAAGAATTGTCAGTGTCTACAAATCTTATATCTCCGCCTAGTTTATGTGTTATCACAACTTTATTTTGTGAATCAACACTTGCACTTACATTAACCATTCCTGCTTCGTTAATTTTTCCTGCTACTACATCTGAATCTGTTGTTGCACCTGTTGATGTAAAAGATATTACTTTATTTCCACTAAGTGCTTCTTGTCCTTTTAAAGATTCTTGTATAGAAAATGTATATGTTCCTGCAGGTAATGTTGTCGCTGTAATTTTAGAACTAGTAATTGTTGTAGCACCTGATGCGGCACGTACAAAAATTTTAAAAGTTGCTAATGTTTGTGCTTCTTCGGCAATATTAGACTGTATATACATATCGCCTTTAAGTAAAGATGTTCCACCATTTGCTTTGTCTAAATTAAATATTGCTTGATGATTAGTTGCATATATTGGAGCATTTACAGTATCAAACACTGATGTTGTTGCATTGTAAGTTTTTACTCTCCAACGAGCACCTAAATTTGGTTCTGTAGTTTTAAGCCAAATACTTCCTGTAGGACGAGTATTTGCATCTGCTGTTTTATATGCAGGTACATCTGTATGCTTACTTATTTGTAATTTTGGTGCATAATATGTGCCTTCTGTGATGCCACAGGCCGCCATTGGATTATTTAAACCGTCTACAATTTGTAATATTTCAGAAGTCTGTCCATTATTAAAAATTGCTAATTTTGAATCTACCACTGCGGCGGTACAACCTGTACCTGACATTGCAGTATTAATATCTGACGCTGTTGTAGTAATACTTGTTCCTGACAATGTTATTTCTACACTAGTTGCACTAGAACCAGATACATTTAAAACAAATTTACTACCTGCTTGTAACGTAGGTGAAGAACTAGTACCTGTTACTGTTGCATGTGATGCTCTCCAAAGATTACTTCCTACTTGTACCCAAGAACCTGAAGAATTTTTGTAATACAGTTTATTTGTGGTTGTAGTAGCGACAATGGCATAATCTCCTACTGCACCAACTGAACTCTTTGGTGCGCCTCCTGTTACTTTAGAAGCGTCTGTAATTACTGTTGGAATTTTATTTGTAAATGTTTGTCCGCCTGTTACTGTTTCTGCGGCTCCATTCCATTCAAAAATTCCATACTGTGAAGATGCTGTATCAAACCAATTTGTTCCAGCATCAGGAGCGGCTGTAGTTGCTGTTGAACTTGCAGTAAGTGATGCTAAATCTATATCTGCCCTTGTTACATAAGCCTTGTTACTTACTCCTAGATAAGAGTATGCCGCTTGTAAACCATATTCATTCTGTTCGCCGCCGTGTATTGGATTATTATTTGTATCTGTATAAAATTTTGGATCTCCAAAAGTTTCTGCTAAATCTCTTTGAGATGTTAACAAATATACTTTTCCTGCATTTGCTTTTAATGTACCTGGTGCAGTACCAGTGCCAGCACTATTTGTTTTATTCTCAGCACTTGCTACAATAAGTAAAGGTGTTGTACCTGGTTCAGCCGGAGTATAAAAACTCTCATCAATTACGCTAACCGATACACCTGGTGATGTTAAACTTGCCATTTCAAATTCTCCTAACGTGGATAGTTCTTCTATATTATTATTTATCGTATTTTGCTGTTTTTATGGTTTTTCACCCTAAAAACTACCATATTATTCTCTTGACATATATTTAAGTTATGTTATAATAAAATAAATTAGGAGTACATATATGAAAATTGAATATAAATTTAATGAAGCCGAATTAATAAAACAGTTGCAATTATATATTGATTCAACGTATGATCAGCACTATAGTAAAAACAAATTTCAGGCTACAGAGTTTATATTAGATGCCGGACACGGAGAAGGCTTTGCTATTGGTAATATAATGAAATATGCACAGCGTTATGGAAAAAAAGATGGTCATAATAGGAAAGATATTATGAAGGTATTACACTATGCACTTATTGCCCTTCATGTGCATGATACTACCCAATAACAAATCCATAACCAGTACCACCTGCTATAGCAGTTGCTAATTCATTATCTAACTTTTCAATTTCTGCTTGTGCTTCTGCTTTTAATGAATCACCATTTAAAGTTGTACCTCCGCCTGGACCAGCAATAGTACTGAATTTGCTTCTTGCTTCTCCTAGCATGTATTTACAACTTGCTAGACTGTAATCTTTAATCCATTGATTTGCTTTATAATCCTTTAACAACTCAAAATCAGGTCTATAATTATAGGCAAACAATAATACTTCTTCGTCTGCTCTAGGACGTTGTAAAATAGTTAATTTATGTGTTGAAGGGTTCCATGTGAACTCAATAAAACTACCAAACATTCTTCCTATTAATTCTTGTTGTTGAGCAAAAAAATTGTAGGTTGCTAAACCACCAATACCTGACCCTGCAAGCAAATAAGTGTTTGTATATGCAAGATTAAACGGTTCAAATAAACTACCTCCTTCGGCAGTACCTCCTAGTCTGCTTCCAACACTACGCCTGAAAATTTGTCTTACTTCTATTATTTCATCTGGTAAAGTATATTCATTCACGTTTTCTTGTAATGATATGGTTATATAACTTTCTTCCACGCTATTTTCAGTTCTTTGTCTATAACGATTGAGTGATTTTCCGTATGCTGTTTCATAATGTATTGGATCTAGTTCAACATCTATCATTCCTCCGCCGAGAAATGTGTTTACATAATCAAATACTTCTTGTTTTGCTGTTACTGAATCTGACATAATTTATTATTCTCCAATAGTATTTATCGTAACGATAAATATGTATATGCCAAGACTAAGCCTATATAGACCAGAGAAGTCAAAAGATTATAATTTTTTAGATAAAATTGTATATGAACAATTTACTGTGGGTGGTACAGATTTATTAATACACAAGTATATTGGACCCAAAAGTCCAGATAGTGACGATGCAACTGTTGATCAACCACAATACGATATCATTAA